CGTCGGCAGTGGGTTCAAATGTGAAGACCATGGCGACTTCTTCCGCAAGGTAAGTGCCACCATGACTGAGCATCTTCAACCACACGAGGTTGCGGACGCAGAGGTCACATGGAAGGACGCTTACAACAATGGCATGGGCATCATGGATGTTCGTCTGCCTAACGTGTCCGCCAAGATCAGGACCACACGCCATGAGACTGAGGTGCAGCAACGCATCATCGCTCTGCATGGTGTCAACGGAACCTGTTCCAACGTGGCTATCTTTGGGGCGATTGATTTCTTCTGCCTCAATGGTATGATCTCTGGTGAGCATGACAAGGTGAAGCGTAAGAACACCAGTGGCTTTGACATGGATGCCTTCATTCGTAGGCTTGGCAAATCCAAGGACAACTTCTATGCCAAGGCAGAACAGATGCAGCGGTGGGCTGAGAGTTCACTTGCCACTGTAGATGTCAAGGCTCTGCTTGAAAGCATCATGAAGAACAACAAACAAGCGGAGAAGATGTTCGCTCTGTATCGTGAAGAGGTAACGACGCGAGGTCAGAACCTGTGGTCACTGTACTCTGCCTTCACTAACTACGCAACCTACGCAGATGAGCGTAATGGTTTCAAGATGCGTGAGACTGGCAACGATACGCAAGCTAAGACAATGCTGGAACGTGAGTATGACGTGGCGCGGTGGGCGAATACACCACAGTTCCGCTCTCTTGTAGACACACGTTTCGTAGCTTAAACAAAAGGAGGTGCGCTATGCAATCAATAGATCAGGCAGTAGGCATGATGATCGGACTCGCTGTGGGCGATGCGCTTGGCGCACCTCTTGAGTTCCTTGATGCCAGAGAACCAGACGACTACATCACCAAGTATCACAAAGGTGGCTTTCACGATGTAGACATTGGCGAGTGGACTGACGATACAGCCATGACACTCGCCATGTGTAAGGCAATGCTTGACAAGAAAGCATTTGATCCTAACGCTATCATGGATAACTTCGTGTCATGGTACATGGAAGGTGAGTTCATTCCACGTGGCAAGTGCTTTGACATAGGCACGACAACTGTCCGCGCATTGGAACGCTACATCAAAGACCCAACTAATCCGTACAAAGGAGAGACGAACCAGAAATCTTCTGGTAATGGAGCGTTGATGAGAACAGCAGCACCTGTATTGATGGCTATGGATAGACAAGAACTTATCCAACTCGCAACACAACAAACACTGCTCACTCATGCAGCACCGATGTGTGTACAATATGGCACGATGTTGGCAGAAGAACTGTACTATGGTGGGCCTCTTGACAAGTACAAGAAGTATCGTCATAATGTAGACATACCTCGTGAAGAGGTTATGTCAGGTGGATATGTTGTTGAGACATACACCGCCGCAATGTGGGCCTTTCAAACTACTGACAACTTTGAGGACTGTGTTATTGCCGCAGTCAATCGTGGTCACGACAGTGACACTGTAGGTGCAGTGGCTGGGATGATTGCCGGTACGTACTATGGTTACTGTTCTATCCCCGCCAAGTTCAAGAAGGACTTGATGTGGCATGACGAGTTGTATGAAACAGCGTATCAACTGTGGGCTATGAGGAGGAGATAAGATGAAACAACAGTACATAATTAGTTTCGCGCCTGAATGGTGTGACGGACAACTGAAGTTCGATGTAGATGCAGAGAGTGAGGAAGAGGCTATCAAAGAACTCTTGTTTATGATCAGTGCTACTAAAACAAAAGACGATCTAGATATCTCTGCCATAGACGTATGGGATATAGATTGGGACGATGACGATAGACACTTAGGTTGTCCTAGTTATCCTAACTGTGACATTGATCCTAATGGTTGTCGTGTTCGTCGAGGAGATGAGGTAGAGTGGTATGGTCATAGAGACTGAGTTGGCGAAAGAGTATTACTCTTCCCATGATTTCAAGAACTTGCGGGAAGAAACTAAGACGCAGTATCAATACTTTCAACGTGTCATGTTCGACACTGAGATAGATGGTCAGCGTCTTGGTTCTCTTGCACTGGCTGACATCAGCACCAAGCAAGCCAAGCTGGCTTACGATATGTGGTGTGATCGTGGCATTCCATTTGCCAATCACGTGATGGCAGCTACGCGCATCCTGTATAACTACGCAGTACGCATGGAGCATTGCAATCTAAACCCATTCTCTATCGTCCGTAGACGTAGCACACAGCCGCGCAAGACTGTCTGGGGTAGGTCGGATATCACCAAGCTGCTAGACGTAGCGTACAGCGATTTCAGCACACGTAACATTGGGCTGATCGCACACATGGCATATGCTTGGTGCCAGCGTGTCGGTGACATGCGTGTCCTGACATGGGAAAGTATACAATTTGATAAGGCACGTGTGCATATTGAGCAGTCGAAGCGTAGAGCAGAAGTGTTCTTGCCTATAGACGACGACTTGCTTGAGATGTTACAGCAACAACATGAAGACTTTGGCTTTCAGCAGTGGGTTGCACCACGACCACAGCCTATCGGTGGTCAGTACATACCATACAGTCAGTACAAGCTGCCGCTTCACGCACGTAAGCTGATGGATCAGGCTGGCTTGTCAAGTGAACTGCGACTATCTGACCTGCGTCGTACTGGCACAACAGAAATGGTTGAGGCTGGTGTCGGTATTGGACAGATCATGTCGGTTACAGGACATGCTAACCCACAGTCAGTCAAACCTTACATGAAGAATACGTACGAGAGTGCGAACAACGCCTTGACAGCACGTAAAATACATGGTAAAAGCATCTAACTGCCGCACAGGAGAGTGATATATGGATAATATATATAACATTGTAAGTGATATGAATGTACCAGTAGGTAATACAGTGAGGACTAAGTGTCCTAGCTGTGGTCAACGTACATTCACAGTGACCAACAACATGGGATCACTTGTATGGAATTGTTTCCGTATGTCTTGTGATCTCAAAGGTGGCACACGTGTGCGTATGTCAGCGGATGACATTCGGGTACAGCTATCTGATGCGGAACGCTTTGCAGAGGATAGCTTCGATGTGCCTGAGTATCTTGTGCCATACAACTACGATGTGTCTGAGTGGGCTAGTGAATTGTATGGGCTTGACGCAGAGGAGTTAGGTTTGCTATACGATGTGCGTGAACACCGTGTTGTGTTCCCCATCAAACACGATGGCAAAATCGTGGACGCTACAGGACGTGCGCTTGGTAAGCGTTTGCCTAAGTGGCGTCGATACGGAAAGAGTGGCTTGCCATACACACATGGGTGTGGTAATGTCGCAGTGGTTGTTGAGGACTGCGTGAGTGCCGCCGTGGTTGGTGGTGGTAACTTTGTCGGGGTTGCTGTGCTTGGGACATCTATGTCAGATGCACACAAGAAGTATCTCGCGCAGTTCTCAACAGCAGTAATTGCACTAGACCCCGACGCAGTGCGTAAGACTTTGCTAATGGCAAAAGAGTTGAGAGGACACGTGGACAACGTGCGTGTCTTGTACTTGACAGATGATTTGAAGTATCGTAATCCAACTGACATGAGTAACCTAGCCGACATAGGAGAGAGATAATGGAAGTATCAATGCTACGCAGTCTGATGGACAAAGGCTTCTACGATGACCATCGTGGTGCCAAGTGTCCTGATCGACTGTTCAGTTCTGACAATCGAAAGATCAAGCAGACAATCGACAGAGCGATGGATCATTACAATCGCAGTGTCACACCTGACGAGGTGCAAGCCTTGTTCCTGTCTGACAACCCGACGATGACCACTGCCCAGAAGAGTGGCTTCGACAGCTTGTTCTCGCAGCTTAAGCGTGAGGCACCAATGGGTAGCGACATTGCACAGGAGGTGCTGTCCAAGCTGTTCCAGAAGGTAGTGGGCGAGGACATCGCCAACATTGGCTTCGACATGGTGAGCGGCACAGGCGGTACGATGGAGACACTGCGTAATCTGCTTGAGCGTTATGGTGATGACTTCACTCCCAACCTGAACATCGAATGGGATGACATTACTATTGAAACGCTGATGGCAAAGGCTGAACTGGAAGCACGTTGGTCCTTCAATATTCCAAGCGTTGCACGTAAGGTAGAAGGTGTCAGTGCTGGTCAGCTTATCGAAGTGGGTGCGCGTCCCAACACTGGCAAGACATCGTTCCATGCCAGCCTGATCGCTGCACCGAATGGCTTCGCACATCAAGGTGCCAAGTGTGTCATCTTGTGTAACGAAGAACCAACGCACCGCGTAGGTGCTAGGTATCTCACTGCCGCCGCAGGTATGTCGGCACGTGAGGTCAAGGAGAACATGTCGAAAGCCAAGTCACTCTATCAGCCTGTGATGAATAACATCAAGATCAAAGAGGCATCTGGACGTGACATGAATTGGGTGGAGAGTGTTGCTAAAACATACCGGC